TTTCCACTTTGCCGCATTAGCCGCAAAGGTTGCCATTTTTCTAACAGCGGGAGATTTGCTGTGTTTTAATTCAGCAGTTGTTTTGCCAGTCTTTTTTTTAATAGCCGTGAATCTACCCTTGTGACTTTCTTTAATATGAATGCCGCTTTTATTCATTGGTTTGTTTGGTTGTGAATCTGATCCAGATCCGATTAGGCTTGATGTAACCCAGAACATTGCAGACATGGCAAGGACTTTTATTTCTATCTTTAAAATCAGACAAGCATTCTGGACAATAACCATTCCAGTAAGCAACACCACCTACAAACCATTTTAACAGGGAAAGCATCTGGTAGGTAATTATGGTTTACGACTGATAACAAGTCAACGCTGTATGCTTCCAACACCATAGGAAGGCTTCAAGACATAGTTCGCCCATTGCAAGACAAACTATGCCATCTACTTCCACATACCGTCGGAAAGGATCGTAGCACACCATTACTGGAACATGGAATTGCAGAAGGGATGAGGCTGTAAACTGCTCAAGCTCCCATGTCGTTACACTCTTATCAAACTATCCCGCAAAATCTTCAAGGATAGAAACCTTTGGTGTTTTCGCCTAGATTGGGTTCGTCAACATTAGACTTCCTTTCTTAAATATGTCACCAGACAATCCAGCGAAGAATTATTTGGAGGATCACAATGGCACTTGTGATAATGAAAATCTATACTTGACGATTTTTCATGTCAACCCCATAGTTAAATTCTCTTGGGGGATTATTTGCACTTGTGATTTCCCTAACCCCTTTCCTTGATAAAACAGGGAAAGGGGTTTCTTTTTTACCCACCTAGAATCCATCGTCATCAAAACCATTTCCACCATACCCCCAATCTTCTTCTGCTTTCTGGTCTTCAGTATTGTGTTTGGAGTGGATCAACTTTTGTTCCCAATCACGGATCTCAAGAATGTCCAATGATTCCGCTTGTTCCTCAAAGTTAAACTCTAGCCCTGTCTTTCGGAGCATCTGGACGGCATAAGTCAAAGAGTCAGCCAAATCGGGTGACTTCTTTAAGCGATGCTTCATATCAAATTTCTTTTCAACTGCTACCTTTCTNCCCTTGTGGGTATAAAGACGACTGCAAAGCTCGTTTATCATTATCCCGTGTTTATCCACATCAATGCCAACTAAACTTCTTGTTGACATAGCCGTATGAACAGCAAACCAGTATTCAGTAACAAGCCTATCGTATGCTTCTTTACAAGTTCTTTGATCCAAGTTGCTAATCTTTCGATCTGTAGGCATACCCATTGATGAGATAGGGAACACAAACATAGCTTCTGGATGGAATTTGCTCCACTCAATGATAATTGCCCTCATCATCTTTCCACCATCACCAGAAATATCCAATCCAAAGTCCCTTGGGTGAACTCCATACTCAATACAATCCTTGACCAATTGAATTGCTATGGATTCTTCAAAGACATCACCCACAGATGAGGTATATTCTCTAGTTCCAAGGTAAAGACCTATGTTTCTGCCAACATCATTCTGACCAAATCGACAAAAAGTAGCCGCACATCTATCTCCTCCAGCAGTAAATGCTGGATCAAATCCGCAAACAACTTTGGTTCTGCCTTTCCAAACAGGCTCAAAGTTCAAATCACATCCAAGAATGAATGCTTTTGAAAAGATTGTAAGCTCTACAGAGGAATCAGGCCACCATCCATAGACATTTCGCCAGTATTCTAGGGCATTTTTGTTCCCATAGCATCGTTTTAGGGTATTTGCTTCTCCTTGGATGGTAAGGAAGCGATCAAATGGTGGGATTTCAGCATCAGGAAGTTTAAAGTTTGGGCTATCTTCCCCCGAAAGGTGGAGAGCAACCCCTGTGCGAGTCCTCCATTTCTTTGTGTAACGAGTAACTGACTCCCATTCCATAGGATCATCAGGTTGACACAACTCTGTATGGGGATTGTTTGCGGTAGCAGCAGGGTTTGCCATCCCACCAAAGATAAAGTCAGGATTTGCTCCAAGGTTTACCCTGGTATCCAATGCATAGAGATCCATTTCAGCCAACTCGTCCAAAAACAACCTCATCCTAGCGTTTTTACGCCCCCTGGTATTTTCAACGGCTCGCTTTCCCTCACCCCCCTTTGGGAATGCTAATGCTTTAATGGCATTTGTGTAGTCTCGTTCAGTATCCTTGGTATCAATGCTCTCAAAAACAATCATCCTTCGGTATTCAACAAGGTTTCCTATGGATGCTGACTTGTATTGGGCTTGGATATTACGCATTGCAATCCTGTAAAGGGTGCAAACTTTACCCCAAAGTCGATCTTCTGAAGCATCCAGAGAAGTAGATGCCACATAGGTTGAGGTAACAGTAGGGGCNCAAATCCAATCAATGACGATGCAAGCAGCAACAGAAAAGGTTTTTCCACTAGATGCACACCCGGCAATGCCCCAATCATTCTCATTGCAGAACAAATCTATAATGTCCAAGGCATAGTTGTTTGGTATTCCTTGGGATTGGAGCAAAACATCATTGCCATAAATAAGATTAAAGCAGTTGACCATGTGTTGAGCAGGGTTCAACAAGTCAGTATCCTCAATACGGATGCCCCTTTTGATCCTTTCACGCCTACCAAACTCACCACGGGTATAAACGTATGCTAATAATTCTCTAATAAATTGAGGTGATTTCTCAAAATACGGAATCCCGTATGTAGTATCTTTTGGTGCGTCCAGACAAAGACCGTTATAAATCATGTGCAATAAGGTTTGACAAATTTCTAAAAAGAATGCAAATCATTTACGCAACATGAGATTAAAGGATCGTAACGGGCCAATCCCATCGGGACTTTGGTATGAGTATAGCGACGACAAGGGAACTAAATATCGTGTTAATGGAATGGAGCTTACTTATGGTTCTCAATTCACCAATAAAGTTAAGGGTGACATGCAAAATAACAATGTCCAAGTGCCAGATAATTTAGATTACTTGATTGAACAACAAATTTGTGGCAGGATTTCTGGTCAATACTGTTGGCAAGAGGCTGGCGACAAGGTGGCTAATGCAATTCATACATTTGCTAGCCTTGGTGATCGTGTTGCGGCAAGCCTTGGGGTTCAAACAAACCTTGAGCAAGCCGCAAAAGGTTGCACCGCTTGCCAAAAACGCAGACAAGCAATGAACCAAACTTTAGGCTAAAATGGCAAAAACAAAAAAGATCGTAAATCGTGAGGGAGTCTCNAGTTGGGGTTTTAATACCATCAACTCAAATGGCGTTGCCCCTACTAGCCGAGTTCAAACAGCCAATGATGCTTTTACAATTTGTTGGAACCTTCGCCTTGATAATGCTGGTCGTGAGCGTAAGTGGGGACGTATCTANAAATGTTACAAAGGGTTTCCTCCAACGGATTATAGCCAAGTAGCATCTCGCCAGTTGTCGGGAATGAGCAATGTTCCATTCCGACAGATGAAATTTATCATTGATAACCAAAAGTCCTCATTTGTGGACATGGTTATGGAACGCAATACGGCAGCAAACATTGTTACCAAGATTGGAAATCCTACTGAAAAGAAACAATGGAGTGACCTTATTAGCATTGGGTTTGATCGAATGCTCCGTTCTTGGACATCCTACAATTACAATGTTGAATTGGATGTTGAAGAGATGAGCCTTTANGGAAAGGGATTTGAGATTGCAGAAGACCGGGATGGATGGCCTACAAAGAGTTTCCATAATAGCAATGTGTTAATTCCAGATAAAACGTATGCAGACCTCACGAACTTGGGGGAGCTTTGCATTAAACGTAGCTACACACCCCTTGAGTTCTGGCTCAAGATTACTGGCGGGGAGGAAGATCCCGAAAAAGCACAGGCACACGCTACCGATATGGGGTGGAATTTCTGGGCTTGCGTGGATGCTCTCCGAATGTTCACTACAAACTATCGCAACACCTATACTAATACCGAATGGTTGCGTGATGTAGCTTCTGGAAACCTTAACCTTTCTCGACTCTACACGCTTCGCATCGAGCTTTATGAACTCTACATTATGGAGTTCAATGGATCTATTTCCAAAATGTTGTTGCTCCAGAATTACGGAGGTCTTGTCCTTGGATACAAAGAAAATGGACGTAANGATTTAAGTGAAGAAGAATATCGTGACCAGACGGGATTCCTTTACTACAAGAAAGATTGGGTGGATAAAGATGAAGATGGTTGGGAGGATATTATTGCCCCAATGACTGACTCAACTGGTTCTGGTATCTGGCATGAGATCCAGGGGCTTGCGGAGGCTATCTTTATCCAGTGCCGAGCTTATGACATCCACATGAATCGTGCTTTTGATTCAATGGATTGGTCAACTCGATTGATGCTAAAGGGAGGTTCTGCTGAATCTACCAAGAAGCTCAAACAAATGGAGTGGCAACCTTGGATGATTCTTCCCCAAGATGTTGAGCCAGCACAAGTCAATTTAAGCGTTCCTCTTGGTGAGTTGTTTTCTGGAATGCAGATGTATCAGGCTGATATGTATCGTGGGATTGGTGCATACAATGTTGGCAACTATCAAAAAGGTGGAAAGCAACGCACAAAGGGAGAAGCAGAGATGGATGCCGCTGAATCTGCCAAACTCCAAGGAACCCAGATTCGTCGCTTCAATGATAACCAGACCCGTTGGCTAAAGATGCTCTTCAAGCGCATGAGCAGAACAACCAAGGGTGGTTATGGTTACAAGCTCAAAGAGAAGTTTGTTGATTTCATGAATGAAAATGGAGTTCCAAAAGAAGCATGGAAGTGGGAGAACATTGAGAACTTTGAATCCAATATGCTTTCTGGTTCTGGAAGTCCTTCCTACAAGCTGATGGCAGCACAACAGACTGTTTCACTCACGGGAATGACTCCTATTAATGATGGTCAGGCTAATGCTATTGCTGATGCCATTGCCGCACTAAATGGTCGTCAGAACGTCAATCGTTATTTCCAACATACCAAGGTTGAGATTCCTGATGAGCAAGGAATCATCTCAATGGAGAACATTGGTATGACAGATCCAAAAGGTAATGCCGCAAACTTCCGAGTGTATCCTGATCAGAATCATGTGGAGCATTTCAAAGGTCACATCCAAGATGCCGCTGTATCAATGCAGGAAGCCCAACAAGCTCTCCAAAGCGCAGGGATTAATCCACAAGCACCTACCCGTGGTCAAGCTGCTGGCGGGGTTTCTGAAGAGGCTGTTGAGCTTATTAAAGACATCTATGCTTGCCTCATGCGATTCAAGGGGCCGCATCTTGTTGCCCACCTTGGATTTATTCAGAAAGATCCATCCAAGAAACAGATTGCACAACAATTTGGTCAACAGATGCAACAACTTCAACGTGGTGTTGATGAGCTTGGTAGCCAACTTGGACAGATTGAGCAAGCCAAACAACAATCAGAGGGTGATCAGTCACAGAATATGTCACCAGAGCAAGTCAAACTTCACGCTCTTGTTGCCAAGGAATCCATGCAAACTGACTTCCTCCAGAAGAAAGAAAACATTAAGCTGGCAGC